AAAGCGAAAAGGCGTATCAGCAGAACGCCCAAGATGCGTTGAGAGGAATACCCCCTACCGTAGAGTTTATGACTCGGTGGTTGAATGACCGATCACCCTCGGCACAAGAGAAGGCGTTGAGGGGTATGACTCGTGAAGAGTTTTTTGCGAAGATTGGAGCAAACTATAAAAGGTGGCAAGACAGCGTAGGTATTTCTGGTAGGTATATACCTTCATCATCACCAGCAAAATCTGGGTTCTTTGAAGGAGTTAAGGGTGTCATAGACGCCTTTGACCCCAGCACATACGGTCGTGGAGGGGGGTTCCTTGAGGATATGAAAACTGCTAGACAAGATGCTATATTGCGGAAGAGGTTAGCAGGAGGTAGCAGAGAGGGTGAGGCAGAAATGGTTCAAATGTTTCGTCCAGATGGAACGAGTGCTATGGTGCCTCGCCCACCAGCGATGTCATTATGGGGTATGGATAATGATGCTCGTGCTGATGGTAGTATAAGACAACTCTCGCTACGAAACAACGAAAGCGGTAGAAGGAATATGGCGAGACTGACTAGGGGTGATAGACTATCACAGATCAATCTTGATCGTATGAATGACCCAGATAATATCCAAAGGGTTATTGATTTTGTAAGGGCATTACGCTATCCACCCCATCTCCCCCAGATAGACAACACAGCACAACTACAAGCACTACAAGCGAGGTTGGATGTATTGAGACCCCCTCCGCCACCCCTCCCCAGAGATATTAACGACGACCCAGATTTTAGGCGTGGGCGAGACCAATTCATAAGTGAAATGAGGGATGAAAGAAGAGCAGAAGCAATAGCGAGAGCAGATTCGCAGAGAGGAGAACGTGCTGGACGAACTGGACTTCCAAGGCGACAACCCTAATCCCCAAATCACCACTTTTTTATCAAAATCCATAAGTTTCGTTTAGACGAAAATGATCTACCAAACTACCAAAATAATCTATTTATATTATTCCCTAATCAATATAAATATAACTGTATTATATATACAACTAGAATGGATTTTACCGCCACCCTCGTAGCGAAACTTAAGGAAAGAGGACTGACTGACAGTTCGGTCTCCTTATATGTTCGCAACCTTGAGAAACTCAACGGCAATAAGGTTATTAATAATCTTAACTTCCTCAAAAAATATCCAGAGATTATGGAGAGGTTGAAGGACTACAAAGGCAACACCCAAAGAGGTTTTCTTATCTCCATCGTATCCTCCCTATCTTCTTTTAAGGGGGAGAGAGGTATTGATGCCCTTCTTAAGAAATATTATAAAACGATGATTGACTTGAATAAGACCTTGAATGACGCTAATCATAATGGCGTTAAGACAGAGGTTCAAAGTGCGAACTGGATGGACTGGGAGGACGTCCAACACATCTACGATGGATTAAGGGATAATATAACCCAGATGAGTTCTCCTATCACGGAGGGTGAATATAATAGGTTGCTTGATCTTGTAGTCCTATCCTTGTATGTTCTTATACCCCCACGAAGGAACAGCGACTATATGAATATGAAGGTTGTCTCGGCATTCACCCCAGAGGTTAGTGAGGCGTTGAGTGGAAACAATATCCTTGATTGGAACGGAAAGAGGTTTCTATTTAGGAACTATAAGACCTCAAAAAAATATGGTGAGACCATCATACCTATCCCTAAAGAACTCTATGAGATCCTTGCTGTCTATTTTGAGAAGAAGGGTATTCTACGAAGACTACAAGCACCAGCAAAGAAGACGAAGAAGGAGGCGACTGTGTTTATTGAACCCTTTTTGACCTTATGGAACGATAAACCCTTTCTAATCAATTCAATCACACGTATCCTAAATAGGGTATTTGGAAAGAAGATTGGGTCATCTATGCTCCGCCATATCTACACCACGAAGAAGTTTGGAAAGCAACTTGCCGAACAAAAGGAGATCGCCGAGCAGATGGGTCATAGCGTCGCCGAGATGAACCAGACCTATATTAAGGAAGATTGAGTTGGTAGTTTGGTAGATCATTTTGACGCAAACGAAACTTATGATTAAACGTGAAAAAGTGGTGATTTGGTGATATTGAAATAAAGTTTGGATTATTTCAATATAAAGACTATTGTCTATGTATAGTATAGAACCAACGATGCCGACCGCTATGTCCTACGCAATAGACACGATCCTCCGCTTGTGCGAGGAGAACACACGCCTTAAGTGCGGACTTCCGCCAACCCTTAACACCGAGGAGGTTGTCCTTGTGGTGAATGAGAAGAAGAAGACGAGAGGGAATGGGGATGATTATGATATGCTTTTTGAGATGGAGGTGGAGACGATTTGCGATTTTCTTGCGACAGAGCATTCATACCACCTTTACAAAAAGGGTGGTAAGGGAGAACCGCCGACTGCGATAGAGTTGGATAGATTGAAGGAGAGTGCCGACTTGATTGCCGAGGCACAACAGAAGCAGATTAACGCCTTGATTGATGATAAGATGGAGCGGATTGAGGACAGAGAGCAACTACTCAAAAGGATTGCTCGCCTTGAGGAAGAGTTGGCGGAGATGGGAGTGTCTGTCGGCAGTTCATCTGTCCTAGTGAATAAGGTAAGGGGCAGACCGAAGAAGACCGAATTGTCGCCTTGTATTGGCGATCCTACGCCGATCTACGAGCATCCGCATCCGTAATAATACAATTTAACCAGTAAATAATCAATTAGGGTCTATTAGATTATTTACAATACCCTTTATCTGTAATAATACGATAATAATAAATTTATTATTAATGTGTTATATTGTATTTTTACAGTTTATCGGTATTGTAAATAATCATTTTGTATTATTACACCCCATTAGGGGTCGCCAAGGGTATTTATTGATTATTTATGGAGAATAATATATTAAAATAATTCTATGTTATATTATATATATCATAATGAGCGGAATAGACTTCAGTTCTCGTATTTCATACGAACCCTATCACATATACTACGACCTCACGATCCTCAACAACGATACGACTGGAACGAAGCAACCCCCTTTTCTTCAATTCACGGAGATTAGGAACAGTCCTTATTTAGCAAACCCCAACGACTACTTTGCGTCGGTTGTTCGGTTTAGCGTTGAGACCCCCACACTCCCCCTTATCATACCCCAACCAAGAGCATCCAATTCAGTCCCAGCACCAGCGTCGGTAAATGAACTCATCTACCAAGTGTCTATGACCCACCCCTCCCTCGTCGCAACAAACTTCCAGCAATACGTTCAATTCATACCCCAGAGCGATCCAGTATTAGCACCTCCCCCTACATCAATCTTAACTGCTGGAGATATTGTAAATGAATACTACTATGTCTATACATTCAAACCTTTTATTGAGATGATTAACCGAGCATTAAGGGTGGTATATGGGCAAGTGATCGCTGCCCTACCTGCTGGTGTTTCGGCAGCGTATCCTATCCAGTGCTTCCCCTATCTGGAGTGGAATGATGATACCAATATAGCAACTTGGGTCGCACCAGCACAGTTGTTCCAGACGCCTTCAGCAAACAACCAGACCCCAACCCTTCTCGCAGCACTACCCCTTAACGCCCCTATTGAGATCTATTTCAACGCACCCCTATTCAACCTCTTTAGTTCATTCTCCGCTTTCCAGAGTGGATACAACCAAATCGTCCCCTATGTAGGAAACAACTGGAGGATGAACCTCCCAGATTTAGTGACTATAAATCCTTACCTCAATATCCCTTCTGCCCCAGTCGCACCAGCAACGATGCCGACCCAGATCGTCCAAGTCCTTCCAGCAGCACTCCCAGTCCAACCAGTCGCAAACTCGTTATTAAGGGTGCCTCAAGAGTATCCAACGACGCCCCTATGGAATCCAGTACAGTCGTTCGTATTCACTACCTCGTTGCTCCCTATTGCGTCATCAATCGTATCCGCCCCAGTCTTATTCGGTGCTGGATCGCAATTCACCAACGCTGGAAACAATAGTGGAATCGCCAACATCCTCACAGATTTAGAAGTGACTACCGATAAGGGGTGGCAAACAAAACCGAACATCAGTTATGTTCCTACCGCCGAATACCGCCTCTTTGACCTCAACGGAAACGCCCCTCTATCGGCGATTGAAATAAGCGTCAATTGGAAGGATACATTTGGACGCCTCAATCAATTTAGGTTGGGGTCTGGATGTAATGCCTCAATTAAATTGATGTTTAGGCGGAAGGACTTCCAAGGCGTAGTCTAAATACTCATTAAGGGGTTTTAATATTTGTCGCAGAATTAATATTAAAATAATTATGTTATAGTATATTATAACAATCGTAAATATGTCTTCCGCCGACTTCCAGAAAGTTCTTGTCCGTGATGAACGCCTTAACTGTAAGGACAGCATTAAGTATGCCGTCCAGAAAAGCGGACAGAATATCACCGTTGCCGAGTTCGCTGCTATCTCGCAGAATGCTAACTCTCACACCTACAACATCCAAGTTCCTAGTGAGACCACGATTATTGACCGTCGTGTCATCTGGGAAAGCACGGTTGTAGCACAAGTCACTATACCTACTGGTGCTATCACTTCCGCCAAACTTGCTGGTATGGCGGTTGGTGATCCAGTCGTCCAGTTGGGTCTAGCAAACGCTTTAGGACCGTTTCCTCTTCACTCGGCGTGCTTGACACAGCAATTTACAATCAACAACAACTCGGTCTCAATCAATATGAACGATGTATTACCAGCGATTCTCCGCTTCAACGATAAGCGTGAATTGATGAGGTATAACGGTATGTGTCCTAACTTGTATGATGTCTATGGTAAATACCTTGACGCCATCGGTGCTAACAATAACCCCAACGGCAACTACACTACGCACTCCTACGACAACGACCTCTACGCTCGTGGTTCATTTATGGACGTCCAAGTGAGCGGAACGAACGGTTTTGATTATGCTGTTGGTGCTGCTGCCCCCATCACATCAGTCCCTACCCTCGTGAATCCAGCAGTAGCAGACCTCGTCTATTTCGTGAAATACACCGTTAGGGAGCCCCTTCTC